TCAGCATATTCACAAGCTCCTTTAGGAGATGAATTCAAAAACAAACCGCCAACATGACGGCCGCTTACAAAAGCAATCAGGATGCCGCAGTCTGGAGACCGACAATCGGCCCTGCTACGCTGTTTGTACCGTAGTCATGCACCACAATGTCAAACCGCTCGGTACCACGCACGCCGATCTGATCGCGCTCCCACATTGACTCACCACCGATAACGGCCTGCGTGGAAAAGGCAATCTGCTCTTGGCCACGGTTGCCAAATTTCGCCCCGAGGTTGTAGGCCCCGAAGGTAACTGGGATCTGGCTGTTTGCCTGCGTCGATGGGTACACTTGGGAAACCACAACCGGGTAGCCGAGAAATACCGGTACTTCCACGCCGTTCATGACTTCCATTGCCTGCGTTCCGCCGGCCGCTAAAGCCAGTTTCTGCATCACAGAGTAGTAGAACGTCTTGTGGCAAACCCATGCAGCGCCGGGAACGTCGGCGTACTGCGGCAAGGCCCCTGCCACGTTGTTAAAATCGCTCAACGTCAACTCTGACCACAGATTCCCGCTGCCAAGCACAAGGCCCGGCGCAGTTCCCGCTGTCAGTTCCGCCAGCCGACTTCGAACGCCTGTCATGCCGCCATAAGTTGAAGTGCCGTCGCCGTTGAAGGCGCACTCATCTTCCTTGTTGGCGAACGCCCAGGCAATTTCGCCAATAAGCCTGTCGCCCAACGCAATTGCATTGTCGGCATTCAGCTCGTTGGACAGCCTTGCCAGCACCATCAGCTTCTTTGCCACCAGCGTCACGTTGTCGAACGTCAAATTTGATTCGGTTCCGGCTGCGTTCTCGCCTGTGAAGTACGCCGTCAGTGTCGACAACTGCCGAGGCTCTGTCCGGGTGTCGCTGCTCATCGGAATGACATTGAACAAACGACGTGCAACACCGTAGGCTTCACGCAGCAAAATCAAGCTCGTGCCAAATTCGTCGGGAACCAAAACTCCCGCGCCAGTTGTATCCGCACCAGCTTCCCCATGCGAAATGTTCAGCAACCCCTGATCCATGCAGTAATTGACAGCCTGCTGATTGTGGTATCCGCAAGACTTGGTTTCGCTGATTGTTGCGATTGCCCACATGCCAAAACGATAGGCCAGCAATGCGGGATCGACTCCGAACCCATCGCTTTTGAAGTTCCGCACGCTTGCCCGACGCACGCCGCGCGGCAGGGACGTTTCCCGCTTGCTTTCGCTTGCGTGAATGCCATGAGCCAATCCGCCAAGATTCACGATTCGCCGTGTCATCTGGTCGTCAGGGGCTTTACGTGCCGCCTGAATGCGGTTCGCAATTTCTGCAGCCTTCTTTTCGGCTTCGCGTGCCGCGTTAATGCTGGCGTCAATTCCATCGACTTCCGCCATCAGCTTTTCAGCGTCTGCTGCCTGTTCTGGTGTTACTGGCGTCTCATTAGTACCAAGTGCCAGAATACCTTCCGCCTTGTCGAGAATCGCTTTCCGCTGTTCCTGTAATTTCTTGATTCCGCTCATTGTTGACCCTTACTTCATGCCAGTGTCAACGCGAAAGCGTCAACCACCGGCGGTTTCGTTAATCGAAAACGCAGTGATTGACGCCTGCAACTCAGCGGACTCAACCGTGTTTCGGGCGGCTCGCAAATCAGGATGCCTGCCCGTGTGTCTTAATTGTTACACGATACTGCCGAAACTGTCAACCCTATTTCAGGCAGTCCAGCTTTGCAGCCAGAATCCTCGCTGTCAATTTGCGTTCAAGTGTGTCGTTTTTCGCTGCTGGCTTTGTCTTTGTGCTTTTTGTTATCGGGATGATCTCATCCACAAAACCCATGTCGAGCGATTCCTGTGCTGTGTACTTCGTGCCGTCGCCGTTTGCTCCCAGCAATGCTGCCGAAATCACGTCTACGCTTTTGCCCGTCTTTGCTGCGTACGTCTCGACCGCTGCCGCGTTAAATTTCTCCAACCAATCAATCACGTCGCGAAGGTCCGCAATGTGCCCGTATGCCCCAGCAATGCCCTCATGGATCTGGTAGACCGCGTTAGCCTGCATCTTCACGACATCGGCCCCAATCACCGCCAACGATGCCGCTGAGGCTGCAACGCTTTCAATGATCCCGATTGTGTGCGCCGGATGCTCTGCCAGCGCGTTGAAAATCGCCAGCCCGTCGAAGGCCAGTCCACCAAATGAGTTCACCCGCATTGTCACGGGCTTCGTTTTGTTGCTTGACAGAATCCGGCTGATCGAACCTGCATCCGTTTGCGTGTATTCGTCCCCCACCATGCCGTGCAAAAGGATCTCAATTCCGCTGTCAGATTCTGCCCAGAAAACAGCGAAATCACTTGATTTTCCGCTGTTTTTTATGCTTTTTGGAGTAAATATGTCGATTTTTGCACGCATTATTGCACCGCTTTCAGAATGGAGGAAATCAGGCTTTCGCGTCGGTCGTCCCACGTTACCACCAGCTGCGCGACATTCGCTTTTAGGTTTTCGGTCGTTGAGCAGCCTGCCACATCAAACAACTGCCGTCGCGACTCGTTAGCGTGATTCTCAATCAGTTTCCGGACGCCCTGATCCACAAGGCCCGGCAGGCTGTTTTCGGTCCATGTGTCGTAAAACTCATCAACCGATGGAAGGAACGTCGCCGCCGCAGAATTTGCTAATCGGATTGCCTTACTCTGCTCTAAGTCGATTGCCTTCGTCACGCTGCTTGTCACCATGGCCACCAATGCGGCAACCTGTGTTCCAGTGTCTGGCTGTGCTGCCTGTGTCTGTTCTTCCATGCTTCCGATTTCCATCCAGTTAGCCGGGCGGTACCGCTTGTCGCCGTCTGGCCCGAGTTGCTGCATATTCAAAAACGAACGCCCTTCGTTGTGCGTAATCAACCCGGCTTCCAATTGTCGGTAAATGCCATTGATTTTTGAATCAAATGTCATTTGAACCAATGCCTCCCGATTGAATTCAATCAGGTGGCTATCAGATTCAATCTGTTGCTGTGTCAGTAGTTTGTCTTCGGATTCTGCCTCCCAGACCTTCAGCCAAGGCTGCAAGGTGTAATCCAAATAACTCTGGCCCTCTGCCTCAAGGCTGCTGAAACTGGTTCGCGTCGAATCCCCGAGCATGTGTGGAGGAACGCCCGTAATGTTTGCGACTGTCGCCCGTACTTCGTGTTCCCGAGTCTCCAAAAACTGCGCCTGGTCCGGGGAAATCTGCAACTGCTGAAACTTCACGCCATCCTGCAACAACGCCACCTTGTGCGACTGCTGCAAACCGGATTGCATTGAATTCCAAGCCTGCATTGTGTTCCGGATCTTCTCCTCAGAGAAATGCCCTGGAATCATCAGCAGTCCGGACATATTGGAACCCTGGCCGAAGAACCTCGCACCGAATTCCATTGCCGCCATGCCGACGCCCAGCGCGTCAGCCATCAACTCCAGAATCGGGTATCCTACAATTCCATCAGGACCGAGACCGCGAATGTGCAGCATGTTTTCCGCAGGGACTCTGACAATCTCACTGCCGACATAGGTAATGTACCAGATCCGGCCCTCGTAGGCTCGGACCATCGTGTTTTGCGGATTCCAAATTGCCAGCGAATCGGGACGGCCCTCGACACGATCAATCGACGCAAACGAATTTCCGTGCAGCAACGCCAGCGCAGTCATCGTCCGCCGGAAGGTATAGGCATTCATATAGCTCGATGCTTTTTTGTCCAGCAGAATCTGCGCCGGATGCCTGTTGTCGACCTTCTTCCCGCCACCTCGCTGACGCCTAAAAACGTCAAACGGCAAGCCTGCCACACTGGACGCAATCAGATTGATTGCCCGATACAAAGGCGGGTATCCCATCGCCGTTTTGCTGTTGACTCGGCTACCACTTTTGGCGCGTAGTGAAGGCCCTTCGCCCATCATCCCCATTGTTGACCACAGGTGTTCATCCGACCGCCCCGGACCAATCGGAGAAGCGTTGACCATCAGCGAAACGCCGTATTCCATGGAGTACCTTTCAGAACAGAACCACGCCGCTTCCGGTCGTCGAATACACAGACACATCCAGTGTGTGTTGTGTAGCAAGTGCAATGCCCATCAGCATAGCACAAATGCCATCAATCTTCTCGGCTGATTTCCCTTTGTCCGGCCTGATATTCCCGGATGGATCTTCCTTGTGACTTAGGTTGCTCGCCATCCATCTTAACACAGTGTTCCCGTCATGTCGAAACTTCTGGTTTCCAATAATCGAAATCAGCCGTTTGAATGGCTCGTTGTAGGTGCCAAAACTTTGCGGCATTTTTAACAGAATGTGCTCCGGCATTCCACGGTCCTTCAGCCCTTGCGTTACGCCAGTTGCATTCCACGGATCGAAACCAATGTGCTGAATATCAAACGGCTCGCAAATCTCCATGACCCTGTGGCACAACTGATTGATGTCGACTTCGTTTCCATCAGTCAGTTCAACGTGACCCTGTGCCGCAAAGTTCCGCACGATTCGCTGATCCGCTCCGGCCTTCTGGTCGACCGTGTCTTCTGGAATCCAAAAATACGGGAAGACTGTCACACCGCCATCCTCTTCGGGGAACACGAGCACAAACGCAGTAACGTCTCGCGTGCTCGATAGGTCCAGCCCCGCAAAGCACTGCCTGCCGTAGTAGTCCTGAATCGACAATTCCCGCTTACATTCATCCCATTTGCTCATCTGGATAATACGTTCCGCCTGCTCGGTCCACTGGTTTAGATGCAAACGGCGGAATGTGTTTTCGAAACTTGGCTGCTCTTCGGCCCGCTTACACTGGCCGCGCAAATAGTCCAGGCTGATCGACTCGCCCAACAACGGATTAGCCTTGTGCCATGTCTTCTCATCTCGCCAATCGTCTTCCGGATCGGCCGCAAATAACACTGGATAGAACTCCGGATCGTTGATAGCCCCTTCCAGCACTCCCTTCGCATATTGGTGCAGCTCCCAGCAAATCGAAGACCTATCGTGTCCTGCTGTCGTTATCGCAAACGTCAACGGCTGCCGCCTAGCCCCCGTTGATGTGTCAAGAACGTCCCACAAATCGCGGTTCGGCTGCGTGTGGACTTCATCAAACACTATGCCGTGCGCGTTGAAGCCATGCGCCCCCTCAGCGTCTGCGGAAATGGCCCTGTAGAATGAATTGCTTTTCGGGTGCAGGATTCGCTTCACTGAATCCCTGATCGTCACATACTTTGACAGCATCGGCGAATGCCGCAGCATCATGGCTGCCATCTGATAGACCAATGATGCTTGGTCTCGTGTTGATGCCGCCGAATAAATCTCGCTGCCTTGCTCGCCGTCGCACAACAGCAGATACAAAGCAATCCCGGCCGCCAACGTCGACTTCGCGTTTTTTCTTGGGATTTCGCAGTACGCTTTGCGATATCGTCGCGTTCCGTCTTGGCGTTTCCAGCCAAACAAATCAGACACAATTTTTGCGTGTGCCGGGTGCAGGTGAAACGGGGTGTTTGCTTTTTCGCCCTTCACGTGCACAAGACAATCCGGAAAGAAATTCACGGCGCGTTCGGCCGCTGTTTTGTCGAACCAGAAAGGTGACTTCGACTTCGTCGGCCGCTTAGGCAAGGTATTTGTTTTCCTTGTCATCTTTTGCTGCTTTGCTCTGTACCGCTAACCGTGTTCGGCTCGTTGGCGTCAACCCAAACGACGCCAGCAACTTTATGCACTGATCGGCGTAGGATCTCGCCGCTTTGCTTGCAGGGTGTTCCTTCGGCCCGTTTTCCGATTCAAAGAACCGGCCGTTCTCCTTCACCACCTTTTCGCATTCGTGCAGCTTTTCGTACGCCTGGCAATACTGCTCAATCGACCCGCGTTCGGCCAAACTAATAACGCCAAGCAACTTTAATTCACCACAAACCCGACGCCATTCGTTTCGGCCAACCACCGTTAGCTTTTCTGGGCACTTCGGAATCTCCGTTTCTGGTTCCGGCTCTGCTCGGTTGCGCCGCTGCGGATCTTTATCAAAATCCCCGTGCAACACTTTTAGGGCAGTTGGTTTTCTGGGTCTCCCGGCCATTTTTCTCTCGATTTTGCGGATTCTCACAG